TTCATTCCGTATCGGAGTGTTCTCGGTTTATCAAGTTGATAGGTTACGCCTTTTTTCATGTGTTTCCTCCTTATGCGGTCTCAAAGGACAATGCCCCTGTACCCGTGAATTCGATGCTGATGGACACCACATCGTCAACGGGGTCTTCGATGGAAAGGCTACTGATATAAGCCTCGCCCGTGTAGTAATTTGTGCCGTCAACATAGAGCTTGACCGTGACGGTGTCTCCGTTGAGGTATGCGGTTTGCAATGCCGCCTGTCCTGCGGTGTCGCCGGGGACTTCGTAGTCGCCCTCGCTCGATGCCGTCCACTCCTTGAGACCCGTGATATAATTCTTCCAATCGTCTCCGAGTGCGGTCGTTTCGAGGGTTTCAAGGGAAAGTTCGAGCGACCAATTCTTGATGCCGACCACTTTTTGGGCGGCGCTGCCGATGACGACTTTTCCGTTTTTACCTGCTACAGCCATATTCTTTTCCTCCTATTTTTCGTTGAATTGGATATCGAATTCGATGCTCGACATATACTCCTCGGTATCAAACTTGAGGGCGGTATTGCCGTTGTACTCGTAATCCGTTTTGATGAATACGGCTTCTATCCACAAGCCGCACATATCGCCGTGGTAGTCCTGAAAGGCTTTCTTGACCATTCGGGAGAGCTCACGGCTTTTTTTGTAGGTTCTATCGTGACAGACGAATTGCATCGTTTGCCGAACGTATCCCGTGTCGCCTTGCAGAGCCGAGTCATAATTGGCAAGCACGGGCGAGTAGACGATGGCGGGAAGACTCGCGTTTTCGGGGAGGACGATTGGGTAGATGCGGTCTTCGACTCGCTCCACGATGTCCGTCCGCGTCCGAAGGTACTCGTATACCGCTTGAGATATGTCCTTCATAATTTCCTCCCCACAGCCCTTGAAATTTCGGCTACGATTTCGTCATTGATTTGATTGATGTTGTTATCCACGGCATTCCGTAGAAAGGGGTTGGCGGGGCGTCCTCTTGCCCCAAGCTCGACGTGTGTGCCGTACTTGAGGGACTTGTCGTAGTCCACTTGTACCGTGGCTTTGGTCGCTGTTGCCTTGCCATCGGTGAGATGCAGACTCGCCTTTAATGCACCCGTATCCACAGGGCAATGTTGCTTTGCGTCTTCGAGAGCGATTCTGCCACCCGCTTTAGCCCCCTTCATCAGTACCGCCGCCGCAGCATCCTCCATCGCTTTCAGGTCTTTGACAAGGGCACTCGCACCCTCCACTCCGACCTTGACTTTTTTCTGCTTTGCGCTGTAACTCATGGTTTACCATCTCCTTGCAGTTGAGGACGGTTGCTCGGTGGGCGGTCAATTCGTCCGCAACCCCTATAATTTCGTAGATTTTTCCTTGATAGCGGAGTCGGTTCATCACGTCGATGCGAGGGTTGTATCGCATCGTTACCTTGATGACGGTCTCGGCATTGACGGTCTGCGATTGGTAGTATTCCGTACCGCTGACGGGTGTGATGGATGCCCACACCCGTGCGACCGATTTCCACTCTCCGACCTCGCCGCCGTATTCGTCTCGGTGCGTGATGAATTCGAGTATCTCGACCCGTCTGTTGAGTTTTCCGATGTTCATTAGAATCTCGCCCTCCTATAAGCGAACAGCATTCGGCGGACAAGGTCGAGGGTCTCGCCAATGTCAACCCCCGACTTGTCTTTGCTGATCTGTCGCTCCTCGTAAAGGGTCGCTACCACAATGAGCATCGCCTGATGGACAGGTTCGGGTATCTCCGAAAAGTCTGCGAGGTCTCTCCGCATAACCTCCTCCACCAAGGACTTTGCCGTGATAATCAGCGAGGAGATGAGGACATCCTCTTCCTCTCCGTCAACACGGAGGAAGTCTTTGGCTTCTTGTAAACTGACCATCATCCCCACCTCCTCGTAGGATTACTTTCTCGCTGCGAGGGTTACGAAGGGAGACACGGATGCCGAGCCCTTGTAAGGAGCGAGAGGCTTATTCCAAATCGGCTTGCCGTCCACGCGGTAGATGAAGCGGAAGACCGACTCATCGTAAAGGAATCTTACGTGGATAGAGCTTGCCGCCTTGACACCGCCCTTGTCGATGAGGAGGTACTGACCCACATCGGCGAGGATGATATCGCCAACCTCACCTGCGGCGGACGCCTGCTCAATCGGAACAACGGGTCTGCCGAAGAGTGTGCCGTAGGGCTTCTCGGAGAGACCGCCTGCCGGGATATACACGGGCTTGTCGCCGACCTTGAGGGTGTAGAGGTAGGGCTCAAGCTCCTGATTGATATACCACACCGCGTTGCCACGGGAACGGCTCCAGAGTCTGTTCCACATCTTGATGAGGTTCTCGACCGTGATGATATCGGTCTGGTCTTTCTCCTTGTCGACCGTAACTGCGGCACCGCTGTTCAGGATACCGAGAGGTTCGCCCTCGCCCGTACCCGAAAGGATGGCATCATCAATCTTGAATCCAAACTCCTCGGCGAATGCCTGACGGATGACCGCTTCGAGAGCTGCGGCATCCTGAAGGAGTTCATCGGTCGCATAGCAAAGACCCGTGAGCTTCTTGAGGGAGAGTTCCATCTGTCTAAACTTCGGCTTGGATGCGGTGAGCTCTTCAGCCTCGCCCTCCCAATAGGTCTGCACACCGCCCCAACGAGAACCGTTGGCACGGGACTCCTCATCCACCGCGTTAATCTTGAGACCGTTCGCGTTGGTGCTGATGGGGATTTTCTTGACTTTGGATGCGAGGATACCCGTCTCGTAGGTTCTCTTGAGAAGCTCGGTTACGAAGTCCTGCTGAACGAGGAAGCCACCGTCCGAGGGGGTGGTTTCGTTAAGACCCATCGCCGCTCTGGTCGTGAGTCTCTCATCGATGCTACCGCCGGGAGCTGCGGCTCTGTAGGCTGCGAGAAGCTGTTCGCCAAAGGATGCGAATCTCTTCTCATCGACCTTGCCGGGAGCAGGCTTGCTTTCGGGCTTTTCGATGGAACGGTCTTCGGGAGCAATTGCAAGCAGTCGCTCCGCACGGTTGATGCTGTCATCCCAAGAGCGGATTTCGCCCTCGTACTTGTCGATTTCCTTCTGCTCATCGTCAGAGAGGAATCTGTCCTCGGCTTCAGCCTTGCCGAGAACTGCCATTGCCTTGAGACGAGCGTCCTCTCTCTTGGCTTTCATTTCGAGAATTTTCTTCATATTCATGCTGTTTTCCTCCATTAAAGATTTTTGAATTTAGTGGTGAGCCGTGCGAGTTTTTCTTTCTCTTTGGCTCTTTTTGCGGCACTCTCGGCCGCTTTTTCTTTGCTTCGCTGTTCAGCCTTGTATCCGTCATATTCCTGCATTGCTCGGACGCCTACGTCCGTTGCTGTGTATGCGGGGAACGTTACGGGACTGACATCGAAGAGCTTGACTCGCAAGAGTTCTCGCGTGTCAATGCCGTTTGTGGTTGACCATTCGTCCTCCTCCACCACGAAACCGATGGACATTTGTGAGATGTCCCCACGGCGGATACTTGTCTGCAAATCCTTTGCCCAAGATGTTTCGGGCGGGTTGATTCGCACACGGAGTCCCACCTCATCCTCCACGAGTTCGAGCGTACCCGCTCGGTTTCGTCCGAGGACGTAGTTCGGGTCGTGATTAAAGAGGGCGCGAATGTCATCTCTGCCAATGCTTTCGGCAAACGCACCTTTGCGGACGATCTCCTTAAATGGGAAGATGCCGCCGAGGGTTTCGGACCACGAATCAAAAACGGCTGCGTGACCTTCAATCATCGCTCTTCCGTTTTCGCTTTCGCTTTCCACCACTCGTAGTTCCGTCAGCGGGAGCATTCGCATTTCCTTCTTGCCCTTCATCATCGCTACCTCCTTCTTCCGTATTTGTTGCACCAACCTGTGCGGGTATCATGCTACCGTTTACGAGGTAGTCATCGCCACCCTTTTCGGCAGGCACGAGTGCCATGTCTTCGAGTCGGCGAATGTCGTTGATGGACAGCCAACCGTTCTGTCTGCCTATGGCGTATCCCTCCATACGGGACTTATAATCGCCCCTCATCAGTCCATCCACGTTGAACCGTGCGAAATACAAAAGCCGTTCGCTATCGTCAAGAAGCAAACGGCTGATTGCCTGTTCCCACCGCACGATCCATGGGCGGATGGTGTGCTGCACGAACTCTATGGATTGGTGTTCTATGTTGGAGAACGTCGCTCTTTCGAGGTCTCCGACAAGGTGAGGAGGGACTCGGAAGATTCGGCAGATTTCGTTAACCTGATATTTCCTCGTTTCGAGGAATTGTGCGTCTTCGGGAGCAATGCCGATGGAGTGGTATTTCATACCTTCTTCAAGCACCGCCACCTTATGGCTATTTCTCGTTCCTTGATACACCCGATTCCAAGAGTCTCGGAGTTTTTCGGGGTCTTTGAGAACGCCGGGGTGTTCAAGCACACCGCCGGGTCTTGCACCGTTGCCGAAGAATTTCGCACCGTATTCC